CTTCCGTAAGCAGCAGTACCTAAACCTTCGTTACGAAGATGAGGGTCTAGACAACCAAGGCGACAAGTTCCGCGAGGGATCATTGCCTACTGTTGGCGAGTACGACGAGTACCCAACTGCTGGTTGGTTCTCAGTAACTGAGAGCGACTTCGCAGTCAAGAAGGCTGGTCAGAGAGTTCGCTTCTCATGGGAAGCTGTTGTTAACGACGGAAACATCTCATTGCTAGAGCGTCTACCTATCGAGCTTGGTCTAAAGGCCGCTGGTAAGGAAGACGAAGAAGTTACCAAGCAGCTAGTTTCTGCTTCTGGTCTAAACACCGCTAACTTCAAGTCAGGCAACAACAACCTATTCGCTGGTAACGGTGCTCTTACTCTAGACAACCTAGAGAAGGCAATCGAGGCAGCAAACCTACAGCAGTACAACGGCAGACTAATCCAGCCTGTAAGCAGATTCGCATTGGTTATCCCACGTGCACTTGAGCTTACTGCTAAGAAGATTCTTGCAGTTCAGACTGTAGAGACATCAAACACTGTAGGTTCAATCCTAACAAAGACCATCACTGGAAACCCAATCGGTTCACAGGTTGAAATCGTTGTTAACGACTGGATCACAAAGATCAACCCATCTGCAGGTGCTTACTGGTTCCTAATTCCAGTTCCATCAGCAACTCTTAACCCTAGCGTTGTGCTTGGATTCCTTCGTGGATTCGAGACTCCAGAGCTTCGTGTTAAGTCAGCTGCTGGTCAGTCACTTGGTGGTGGAGCACTTCCTGAGAACTATGGTTCATTCGACAACGATGACTGGCAGATGAGAATCCGTCACATCGCAACTGGTGGATTCTTCGTTCCTGCAGGTACAATTGCATCTACTGGTGCAGGTAGCTAATCACTTTAAGCTATAATAAAAAGCCCTCACTTCGGTGGGGGTTTTTTACTTGATGAGGTATAATTGAATAGCGCGGTACCCTCCTTTCCGCGCTTCTGCGTGAAGACCCTTCGTTGAGCCATAGCTCCGAAGGGTTTTCCCTTTTGCGTGTTATAATAGTATAACTATGGCAATCTATTTTCCGGATACTAATCTCCCTCCTCAGTCGCAAGATTGGACTGACAAGGTTGAGAATGAAATTAAAAAACTCGACAAACGACCTTATGGTGGTGGAGGCGACTCTGGCACTGGCGAAGGTGGTACTGGGCCACAGGGTCCAGCTGGTCCGGCAGGTCCAACAGGCCCACAAGGTCCGGAGGGTCCGCAAGGCGATACTGGCCCTCAAGGCGAACAAGGTGAACAGGGCATTCAGGGAATCAAGGGCGATAAAGGCGATCAGGGTATTCAAGGTATTCAGGGCATCAAAGGTGATACTGGGGCCAAGGGTGACACTGGTTTAACTGGTGCTACAGGAGCTAAAGGCGATACTGGTGATACTGGATCGCAGGGTATACAGGGTATCCAAGGTATTCAGGGTATTCAGGGCGAAAAGGGCGACACAGGTTTACAAGGCATACAAGGTATCAAAGGTGATACCGGAGATACTGGGCCTCAAGGAATTCAGGGTGTTAAAGGTGACACTGGTGCAACTGGCGCGACTGGCGCTCAGGGTGCTAATGGTTTTTCTGCTTATCAGGTTGCACAGATTGAAGGTTTTACTGGAACGGAAGAAGAGTGGCTAGCTTCTTTGGTTGGTGCTGGTATTCCTACCGGAGGCAGTGCTGGACAAATCTTAGCAAAAGATACTTCTGCTGATTATGACACTATTTGGATTGATAACTACGCTAACTGGACTTCTCAGTTAAAGCACGAAGTTAAACTTGGTGAGGCTATTGCTAAGGGGCAGGCAGTTTATGTAAGTTCTGCTGATGGCACGAACATGATTGTTTCTAAAGCCTCGAACACATCTGAGGCTACTTCTTCAAAAACCCTAGGACTACTTGAACAGGGCGGCTCCACTAACGCTAAGGTCAAGGTGATTACCGAAGGCTTGCTTTCAGGCTTGAACACAGCTTCGGCAGTTGCTGGTGATCCGGTGTGGCTAGGAACAGCTGGTAACTTAATTTATGGCTTGGCAAATAAGCCAGCAGCTCCAGACCATCTTGTTTCTATCGGTGTAGTAACCAGAGTAAATGCTAACAATGGTGAGATTTTCGTTAAGCCACAAAATGGTTTTGAACTTAAAGAGATTCATGACGTTACCATGGCTGGCAAGCAAGATGGGCATGTTCTTTCTTGGAACGCAACATCTGGCCTGTATGAATTTGTTGCTCCACAGGCTGGCTTTGGTTGGACGGGGTTTAAAGCTGGGTTTTCTTATTCTGCACAGGGTGGTGCATCAACAAACGCTACAAACAGCCTAAATGTTGTTACTTTCCTTCCTTTTATTACATCAGTATCCGCTACTTTTACAAAGATTGGAATTTGGGTTGCTACCGCATCAAGCACTGGCGGTAGGATGCGTTTAGGAATATATGAATCTACTGATGGCGTGCCTTCAACACTACTTCTTGATGCAGGAACTGTCGCTACTACAACTTCATCGCAGTTTGCTTCTATTACAATTAACCAAACACTATCTCCGGGTATTTATTGGCTTGCGGCAGTTAATCAAGTAGCGACTTGTACTGCACAATCTAAATTATCGACTTCGCATGTTCCACAGGTCCCAAGGCCTTCAGGGGCAGCGTTTTCAAACAATGTTGGGTTGGCAATTACTGGCATATCTGGTGACCTACCGAGCTCTGTTACAACTTTTGTCAGAGCTACTGGACCGATTGAGGTGTATTTAGAACTATGAGTACGATTATCGTTTATGGCATTGGTGGTTTTTGCGAAGATTGCGACAGCACCCATGACCACCCACTTAACAATGTAGTAGAGCACTACGAAATTGAAGATCCTGAGCCTACTCAAGAAGAGCTGAATAGGCAATCTGCTTTTGCAAAACTAGAAGCACTCGGATTAACTCACGATGAGATTAATGCAATTATAAGTAAGGTACAATAGAGATATGCCAGATATTACTCCCCCAAATTACAGTACAGCAATCGGTCAGGTAAGACTTCTAATTCCAGATGTCGAGCAGCTCGATAATCTAGCCGACCCTTCTGCTGCCGCTGAATACATTTTTAACGACGCTCAGATTCAGGCGTTCTTGTCAATGAACAAGAATAATGTCAAGCGTTCTGCTGCGCAAGCTAAGCTAACTTTAGCAACTTCTGAAGCTCTTATAAACAAAGTTATTAGAAGCTACGACTTTGCTACAGACGGAGCTAAGCTTGGTGCCGAACTTCGTGCACAGGCAGATCAGTTGCAAAAAGATGCCGATAGAGATGAACTATATGATTCATACGATGTCTTTACAATTGTCACTCCTACTATTAAGGATGACGGCGATTGGGTATAAATACTAGGGGTCCAGTTGACCCAAGATGGATTGACTATAACCTTGGCGTTGACAAGGCTTTTAGATTTGCGACTGTAGAGATTTTTAACCCAAACTCTAAAGACAATGTTTACAATCCTGTGACAAACACTTGGACACACAACCAAGATGTTGTTTGGGTTGGTAAGGCTAGGATTCAGCCTCGTAACGCAACTGCAACTGCTGGAACTAATGGAAGCATTATCAATGCAATTGACCCGGGTGCAAGACAAATTGTTGAAGTTAATATTGGACTTAAAGAGAATCAGCTACTTGGTAGTGGTGGTGCAATGCCAGATATTCGTCCGGGTTATAAGATGGTTGTTACAGAATCCCCACTAGACCCTAACCTAGTGAACTTTGACTTTACTGTGCGCTCAGTTGTTAACAGTTCTAATCCTTGGCACAGACAGTTACTGTGCGAAGTTAACCAAGAATTGAATCCAAACAATGCCTAGGAAAAGTTACGGACTGAAGCTCAATATTGCAGTCGGAAACGAGTTTAATCGGCTCGTAAACGCCCGAGTTGCAAAAGAATCAGAATTCGTACGTCGAGCTGTCGGATATGCCGCCTACAAGGGCGCTGAAGCCATGAGAGATAAGGTTTTGAACAGCCCGACTGGCACAAGTTGGCATGAAGCAATAAACAAGCAAAGAGGCAATGCTTCTCTAAGTGCTAGATACGAAACCGGAACAATGTTTGAGAGTATTGCTAGAACTTATGGAAAGATCGTTGCTAACCAAGATAGAAGAAGGCGCTCTAGTGCTGTGGCTTCTTTTGGTTGGCCTTTAGATAGCTCTGGCGTTATTAAAGATGCTCCAATGAGCCCGACAACCAAAGGCAAAAGAATGCCTGATGGTCCGGGTTGGCGTTCTGACCCTAAATACTTTATGATGCAAGAATACGGCTTTAACAACGAAGGCGATATGGTTCCGGGTATGTTTTCTCAGAGGGCTGGTGTTCAAGCAGCTAAAGAAGCACTAGACCAAATTTTTGCGAAACGAGGATACAAATAATGTCACTATCTATACTTCCAGTGCAAGACCAAATCGTAGATAAACTCAAGGAACTGCCACAAACAGTTTACGAGAATGGTGTGCCAGACGACGCTAACCTAGAGTACGCAAATGGCCTTATGCTTCCTTTTACTGTACCATTCTTTGGCGGATATGCACGCTCACTGGACGCTAGGGGCATAGTTTCTGTGCGCCAAGACTTAGGCGAATCTTTTGTTATAATTCAATGCGTAGGACCTACTGAGAGATCATCTCGTCAAGTAGCTGACCTTGTGCGAGACAAGCTTGCTGGTTATCAACCGATTGATGCTGGACCGTTAATGCCTATTAATAATAGCCGTTTTCTTACTCCAGACATGACATCAAAGCCAGTAAAATACATAGCTGAAGTAACCTTTAGGTATGCCGTAAACACAAGTGTGGTATCATAGTATATGAACTAATACTTCTTATATTTTGCTCCACTTTGACAAAATATGATTGAAAGGAAATCATGGCTCTTGTTAAAAACAAAATCACCGGTTCAGTAACCAACGTTCCTGACCACTACCTAGAGCACCCAATTCTAGGGGCTGACTGGGAAGCTTACACTGGAGAAGAAACTCCTGTAGAGGCTGCAAAAGACAGCGCAAAAAAGGAGCAAACCGCTCCAGAAACTACTAAGTAAAGAATAGAGGATAGAAGATGCCAGCAAAACTTCTTCGCCCAAACGTAGGTATCTATGTTGCACATGAAAGCGTATTCCCAGCCGGTATTACCGGAACTTCTGCGATTACTCTTGCTCAGGTTACAACCGCTGCTACTTTTACAGGCAACGTACTAACCGCAGGTGTTGTAAACATTTCGCCAGCTATCACTGACGACTACACACTGGGTCTAACAGATTCACAAAGCGATAACTCACTAGCTATCGTTGACAACGCAAACGTTGTTACCCCAACATTTAACAACTACTCAGCTTCAATGGATGGATTCCGCGACGTTAACCTAGCTGCTTCATCAGTCTACAACGACTTCAAGAACCTATTCCAGACTGCAGATAGAAAGTACTACCTAATCAAGCGTATTGGTAAGGCACATGACGCAGCATTCGCAGTTGGCGACATTGTTAGCGTATTTGGTGTTACCACTGACTTTGGTCAGGACATCTACAGCGATGGTGGAATGATCCGTCTAGGTGCAAGATTCCTAACCACAGGTGAGGTTGCTACTAACATCACAGTTAGCGCTGGAACTGCAGGTGCGGGTCCAACTCTTAAGGCTACTGTAGGTACAAAGGCAATGTCTAACGGACGTATTCGTGCATGGTGGGTTCCACTAGGTACTCTAACAAACACTGAAGCTCAGCTGTTTGCTCAGGGTCCAAAGATTGCCGACTTTGCAAAGACAACCACAATTGATCTAACCGAAGCTATTGCTTGGGACAGCTTTGCACTTGGTGCAAATGACTCAAACAAGATTGACGACCGTTCAATCATTGACACCGGTGCAGCTCAGAACAGAGGTTTCGCACAGTTCGATGCTGCGCTAAACTTCTTCAGAGGAACAAGACCGACTTACACAGCTGCTACAAACGCTGCTCAGTCAGGTGTTACACTAGCCTTCGCAGGTGACGTAACCTCTAACCTAGAAATCGGACAGCTTGTTACTGGTACTGGTATTGCTGCTGGAAGCAGAGTGGTTTCATTCTCCTTCTCAACAAACACCACAGTTACACTATCTGCTTCAGGTACTGCAGCTTCAGGTGCTAGCATCACATTTGCAACATCATACTCATTGGCCTACGACACATTCAGAGCTTCAACTGGTGTTACTAGACCAAATGGTTACATGGTTGTTCGCACTAACGTTCCAGTTTCTACTGCTGTAGCGACTGGTGACGAGGTTAACGTCTTTAAGTTTATCGCAGACGCGACTATGGATGACACTGCTGGCGAAGACAGCATTAAGTTCATGGTTAACTTCGTGCCTCAGGGCTTGATGTCTGTTGCGAGAACTGTTCAGGCGTAATTAGACTGGTGGGGAGAGGGTTTGCGCCCATTTCCCTCTCCCCATCTTATAAAACAAAAGGCGCATAAATAACGGGTTAAAGGAAAGAATAATGAGCGAAAACACACAACCAACTGAGGTTCAAGAAGCATTAAAGCTTGTTGAGGAGGCTCAGTCAACTAAAGTCTTTAGTTTAGCGGATGCTATCAAGGGTCGTGCTTACCCTAAGAAAGATATTGTAATTTACCTAGATGATGAGACTGCTCTTAGGCTAGTCGAGATTAATGATCTGATTAACGTAAGTCTTGATGCTAAGGAAGTTGAAAAGCTAGAGGCTGAGGCACAAATGCTTTCAGAAAAGATCAAGCAATCTGCTTTGGTGTTCTCCATGCGTGGAGTAAGTCAGGCAACTATCGAACGTGTGCTGGAAGACTGCAACAAGAAGCATGGTATTGGCAAAGACGAGGATCCACTAGGCAACCCTGCGTGGTTTAAAGATTACGTCACATTGCTAGTAGCAGAGAACATTGAGCAAGTTGCAGATGGTAGTGGCAACGTTGATTCAGTTAAGTTTGACTACGACAAGATCGAAGAGCTTCGCAAGAACATCCCTTCTAACGAGTGGGCAAAGCTTGTTGAGGCTATGCAGAAACTTACTCTTGCCGGTGGCTACTTTGAGCAACTTACGGATGCAGGTTTTTTACAGAGGTCCTAACTTGGAACAGTAACAGGGTTTATGTTACAAGACTTAGGGCTGCAATAGAAAACGGTATACGTCCCTGCGCAATGCTGTTTCACGAACAACCAAACGAAGTGTGGACAAAGTTTGACTTCCTTCTTTTAGAGGCGTATCAGATTTTGAAAGATGAAACCTGCGGCCATTGTGGTAATCCTATATGGATATGTAGAAATGAAAATGCTTCTAATGTTGGTTTTAAAATTAAAACGTCAAAATGTTTTGCTAAAGCAGAGCTTGAAAAACACTACGAACAGCAAGAGAAAAGAAAGTCAAAAACTAAGACGTATGGTGAAACCGACTACGCGGTAGCATACACTTATGACGGGGGCGATATGCCATCTAGAATGTCATATTATAAGGCTTTAGCTGAAGAATCTATGCAGATTGATGCTGTATAATATAAGTAATTAATACTATCTTTAGGAGCTGAATTGGCTAACGACGAAAACCTAAGTGCCAATATTGATGTATCTGTTGGCATTGATGCCGACAGTATTAAAAAAGCCAAAGACGACATTGCTAGTTTAGGTACAGCTGTTGACTTAATCTCCGAGAAGTTCGGCTCAATTGGTAGCAAAAGACCAGCATCATTTAAGGGTATTGAAGACTCTTTAGAAACTGCTTTTAGTAATGCATTCGAAAGAGCCGCAAAAGCTGGCTATAAATTTTCTATTGATGTCAGGACTGGCACACCCTCATTATCACCAATTAGATCAACTGGATACGAGGCTGAGCAAAAGCGCGTCAGAGCTAACAAGTCTGGTGGAGACAGATACCTTCCAATCGACCAACTAGCGCCTTCTGGTCAAGATGCGGCAGCAATCCGTAAAGCAATTCTAGACTCACTAAAGGGCATGGGCTTTACTGGGATTAAAGACTTTATTGTTGGCGGTCTTACAGTTGCAGAAGACGAACTTAAAAAACTTAGTCTTCAAGATATTTTTGAACCGGGTTTTGCTGGCAGTATCCAAGAAGACCTTGGTGCGTGGGGAGACCTGCTTCAAGATGAGATGCGTAAGGCGCAGGCTGAGTGGCTAAACTCTGAAGCTAAGAAAATGTCTGACATTATTGGTAAGACATTCATGTCTGATGCGATGGCTAACACAGGACAAACATCTGATTTCCAACTAAACGACCAAATCATCTCTGTGCTACAAAACGGAGGTAGACTCTCAAAGCGCGAAACCGGTCTATCTGCCGACCAGCTGAAGCTGGCGTTACAAGACTTTACTGCTGGACCGGGTGGAACCCCAATCATAAGCCCGCAAACATTCCTAGTTGCCGTAAGAGAGGCAATGACAAAGGTTTCCGGCGTAGGTGGCAGAGCCGAGATTGCTGAAGCTGAAAGACTAGCGCTTCAAAAAGAAATCGAAAAAGAACTTGGCGTTACTTTCGACCAAATATCCGATGTCATAAATCAAACTTTCCAAGACTATGACTATTCTAAAGACGACAAGAATGCTGCTCGTAGACAAAAAAGACGTGAAGAAGCTGCGGCTAAGGCGGCAGAAGAACAAAAGCGAGCAATGGGGACAATGCTTATCTCTACCCCAAGAACTCCGGGTGGTGGCATAAGTCCATTCTCAACGGATACAGGATTTTATCAGCCAGATCAAAAAGATCAACTATTCCAGCAGATCAAACAGCAAATGGGAGCTGGCATATCAAACGATCAGTTTGAGCCAATGTTCAACCAGCTGCTTGACGACTATATAACTAAGATATTTAAATCTATAGGTGACCAAGCCTATGCTGCTGGTGAAAAGGTTATCAGCAACCAGATGAGCAACTACGGTGAGCTTCAGATTGGCGACCCTACTGGCGCACTTGACAACATGCAGGAATATGTTGACAGAGCTATTATTAGCAAGATTTCTCAACTTGAAGAAAAGTATGGCTTAAGACAGGGTGGCTTTGCCACAATGGGAAAAGCTTTCCTACCTAATGACTATAACAACATAGTAAACACTGCTTGGCAAACAAACATTGCTGGTGGAGCGCAGTCAAGACCTGCTGTAATGCCGGGAGCGGGCACCTCGCTGTGGGCTGACAGTGAAGTCCCAATTTCTGCTCTGCGTGCAATTCTTGCAGAAATGAAAGCTCAGCAAAAAGAAATTGAGCAGCAGACTAAAACAATAGTTAACAACAATACCGCAACAGCAAAACCTGCAGCAGCATCTGAAGAAGTTGGACAAGCTGTAGTTGAAAATGTAACCAACTCTGCAGTTGAAGCGTTGCGTGGAGCTTATAACAGCCCAGAATTCCAAAAGCTTAAAAACATTATGGGCGCAGAGGTTTTCGATAAAGTATTTGTTTTTATTGCAGATAGCCTTAAGAAAAATGCAAGTGAAATAACTGCTGCTTGGGATACTGAATTCACAGATAAGCTCAAGGGCCAAGCGAGCACAATTCTTGAATCATCCCTTGTGCTTAAAAATGCGCTAGGCCAATATCTAGACCTACAGACATTTATGCACAGACCTGCTTATTTAGCAGAAGGCGGCATGGGCGTAGCTGGAATGAATCAGGCTATGTTCGTGCAAGGCGAAGGCTCTAAGTCTGCGATTACTAGCGTGGCTAAGTTTAACGAAAGAGCAGGGCTTTTAGGAATACCAGAAGCTCAACTTGGAGATCTGAAAAACGCGGAGCAAAACAAAGCCGAGCTTGATAAAAAGATTTCAGCACTTCTTGCTTTGATTAATCTTTTGGATCAGTTACGCATTCCGCTTACTGGCTCCAACCTGCTTAACGCAGACTTTAAACAATTACAAAATACAGTTGACTTTTTAGCAAGTCAAGGCTCTCACGCAAGGTTAACTGGTGGCTTAGGCAACATTGTTGACAACCCTAAGATTCTCCAATCCATGCAGGGTTCTGCAAACGTAACAGACCCGGGTGTTATCTTTGCTAATGTAAACAAGGGTAATCTTGGTCAAGGCAAGCTTCTTCAAAAACTATTCGAAGACTTTAAAGATGCAACTGCCCCATACGCTGACATGGTTAAGTTTGGTGAAAATGGATTCACCATTAAGATTGATGGCAAGGAGCTCCCTGCTCACACAGCCCGAGCTGATGCAATCGCTTCGATTATTGTTACTGAAGTTATGCGACAAGTCAGCCCAGTGTTCCGAAGTCTTATGGAGACTCCGGGCTATAGCTGGCTACCTGCAAATAGCGTTTACTCCGCCTCAACCATGCCTTACGCACAGCCTTCTAAGACTAAGGGCAAAGGTGGTAAAGCCGGCTTTGACATGCAAGAAAGAAGTCTTGAGGCTCAGGTTCTTGTCGAGCAAACTAGAGCGGCAGATCAGCAAGCTTCGCCAGCTGGACAAGCTGCACTCGCTGAGGCTAGACTCGGGCACGTACTAAGACTTTATAAGCAAATTCAAGCTGTAGTATCTGGGACTGCAGCTGATTCAGCGCAGGCCGATGCCGATATCAGAAAGATGGTTGACGCACTTGCTGTGCAAACCGAAAAGCGTGTAGGCGTACTTTCTCAGCAATCTGTTCGCACAGAAAAAGAAACAGCTGAGCTGGAGAGAGGCAACAGATTCTTAGCTCTTAGAGCTACATTAATGGCGGAAACTAAAACCTCCACCAAGACTCTTTATCAAATCAACAGGGAACTGGTAGACGACTACACCCTAGCTGTAGCCAAGGTTGAGCAAGAAGCCGCAGCAAGAGCTAAAGAGGCTAAGACTCTTGACAAGATGCATGCCACATTGTCAACTATGCTCAGACAGCCAAGTCTTCCGGTTGCAATTAGTACTGTAGGCTACTCTGGTTCACAGGCGACAAACCTCCCAGTTGGTAGAACTGAAATGGCAAACCCATTCAACCAGCAAGCAGGTTCTGTATTCTCTAATCAGATTAAAGCGCAGATGAAAGAATATGTTGACGCTGAGAAGCGTGTAGAGTCTGCAAACAAGAACATGATTAACACTTGGGTTACAGCTCGTTACGCCCTCTATGACGTTGGTAACGCTTTCCAGAATGTATCTAACCGCATGTTTATGCTTTCACGTCAAATTTTTAACATTACAGATGCTTATCGCTCATACGAAAGTGCATTCATGCCTGTTGAGCGTGCAATGGGATTGCTTAACGATGAAACTGAGGGAATGCTTGAGCAGTTTATTAAACTATCTGAAAGAATCCCTGTTACAGTAGAAGAGCTTTCTCGTATTGCAACACTCGGTGCTCAAATGGGTATTGGCGCATCTGGTATTGTTAAGTTTACCGAAACAGTTTCTCAGTTCGCATCGATCACTGGAATGAGTGCAGACACTATTGCTGAAAAGTTTGGTCGTATTGCCCAGCTTACTAAGCTAGAATCAGATCAAATGAGTAACCTTGGTGCATCTATTGCTTATGCTGGTGTTAACGCTGTTGCTACTGAACCTCAGATTATGTCACTTGCAGAATCTATTGCGGCTGTTTCTGAGCGTGTAGGTCTTTTGCCTGCAGAAGTTATTGGTCTTTCAACATCACTTGCATCCCTCGGTGTGCCTGCTGAACAAGCGCGTGGTGTATTCACCCGTTTGTTTGGTAAGATTGACCGAGCTGTTGGTGAGGGTGGCCCGAATCTTGCTAAGTTCGCAAAGATTGCTGGAACTAGTGCAGATGAGTTTAGGGCTAAGTGGGGCGAGGCAGGTCAGTCCTATGAGCTTATTCGTGGAATCTTGCAGGGAATTAACGATTCCGGTAAAGACCTAACAAAGGTATTTGATGAGCTAAATATTGTTGAAACTAGAGAGATTAACACTCTAACTCGTTTGTCTAAAAACTTGGATGTAGTAGACAGCACAATGTCTGATGCTACTAAAGCTTTTAAGTCAAACATCTTCTTGCAGCAAGCATTTGCTAAGAGCTCCGAAACAGTTGATGCAAAGATTAAACTCTTTCAAAATAGTTTGCAATCATTTGGTGCCGAGGTTGGAAAAAACCTTGCAGGTTCATTTAAGAGCGTGCTTGGTGTTTTAACTGATTTAATGAACGGGCTTAAGGTTCTTGCTGGAAATGAAATCATGCAAACACTTGCATCACTTTCCACAGGAATAGTTGCTTTTGGCGGTGTTGGTGCTGGCTTTATTGCGGTAATGACAAAGATTACAGCTCAAATTTATGCGTTTAGGGTTGCTATGGTTAACACAGCAAATGACCCTACTGCAGTGACTGGTTTTGGAAAACAGATACGCGCGCTACTTAACTACAATACAGAGTTAATTGAAATGCGTGATCAACTGCAGTCTCCTAATGCAGCGGCACGTGGACAAATACAACCTATTGCCTATGGCATCACTACAACAAAAGAAGATAGAGGATCTTACCTTCAAAAAGAAAGCAAAATATATCGCGCCACTGGTCAAGAGCTTCGCAGGCAAATTGATGCTATTGCAGTTTCTGAAGGTACTTTAACTGCGGTTCGCAAGGAAAGTAATGTAACGGCTTCTGAGCAATTAATGTTTGCTCGTATGGAGGCTGATTCAATTAATCAAATTGTTCGTGCTCGCGCTCTTGAAATAAACGCACTTGATGCTGAGATTTCTAAAAAGGTTCAGTCGGGCACAATCAGCGCAGAAAACGGCGCGGCAATTATGAACGAAGCGAGAGCTCGTCAAATAAATGTTATTGCTATCGATGGAAAAATCAGAGCCTTAACCCAAGAAGAGGTTCTCAATGCTAGAGGTTATGCTTCTAGTGGTGTTATCACTAAACAAAAATACGAAGAAGCTGCAGCCAGAATGGCAAACAGTAAAGCAATTGATCTTGAAACTAGGGCTGGTGCGGTTGGTGCTGCTGGTGTTCTTGGTGGTATTGGGTCTAAACTTTTGAGCATAGCTAGCTGGGCTGGTATTGCCCTGACTGTTGCAACTACAATTACTGGAATTGTGGTGTCAATGAATGCAGCTGCTGAGGCGGCCAACAAAATTGATCTACTTGAATCTGGTGGTGGCTTAGCTTCACTGCGTGATGCAATTGCAAAAGATACTGTTGAGTATAACAAGAGCGGTAAAGCCATTGGTTTGGTTAAAGTTAAGTATGATGAATATTCAGCAACTTTAAATAAAAATGCTGCTGCCGTTCAGGAAGCCACTGGTACTACAGTTGAAATGAATAGCCAGACAGCATCTTTGACTAGCGAAGTTAAAACTCAGACTATGGCATTGGGTGAAAACGCCAAAGCTTGGATTGCAAACTCTCTTGCTGCAAACTCTAAAGTAAAAGAAATGTTTGATCAATACCCAACTATTATTAAAGATCTTAAGAGTCAAGGAATTGATTTTAGGGGAGTTATAGAAAATATGATGAACCCAAAAATTAAAAATCCACTAGCCGGAGTTGACAAAGCGATTAGTGATTTAAAAACAAAAAGCACAAGGCTGTTCAGAGAAGAACTTAGCGAGACTTCGACTAGTTCAGAAGTTTACGGTAAGGCGCTTATGCCTAGCGGAGAACGCAAAAGAGTTGACGCTCAAATAGCTCAATTGGAAAAATTTAGAGCTGTTTTAAAGGGTATTGGTTCAGCAATAAGCGCTGCAACTGGTCAGTCTGCATTCCAAGACATTATTAATAGTATCTTAGGAATTTCGGAAGCTGCAGATGGTGCTAATGAAAGTCTTGAAAGAACAGTTAAGACAACCCGTCAATGGGCATCTGAAGTAGCGGGCATATTTGGTGAAGCGTTCCAAAACAGATTTGGTCGCACACAAGCGTTAGACAACATTAACAAGCAGTGGCTTGACATGAGAAAGAGTGTCGATGACGCTAGAAAAGCAATTGATGACATACTTGTTAGCATACAGCAAATGTCTGCCGACAGGGGCATCCTTCAAACACAGCTTGATGTTGCTGTACGCTACGGCGACACTGTTCGTGCAGATAAGCTTCGCGCAGAAATTGCTCAGAAGGATAATGAAATTGCTGACGCTCAGGCACAAATCAACGAGCAGAACAAAGCTCTAAACAAGACTCTTGTCGGTGACAGCGTTACAGCAATTGAAAACCGCTCACAGATTCTTAGTATGCTTCAAAACTACGACCCTTACATTGAGCAAATCCTAGCAACATCAAAAAGCTCCACTGAAGCTAAAAAGAGCATTGCTGTCCTAAAGCAAGAGTTTATGGACAATGCTACTGCAATTGGTTTCAGTGCAGAGGAACTTGATAGGTATGCAAAGAAATTCGATGACATGCTTACGATTGTTACCTACAAGCCACGTGACATAACCCTAAAGCTTGTAGATCAACCAGCTTTGGATGCTATTAGAAGCTTTGTTGCTCAGGCAAATGGCAGCCTAAGCAAGATTAAAGGTGCAATTGTAATTGATGTCAAGCCTGTAAGTCAGGGAACCGGAATCCTGTCGCGCACAAGAACAGATGGCGGACTTGATTTCATGAACTCGCTAAACCAACAGCGCGTTGGATACACACCGTCTGCTACTCGAGCTGGTCTGAACAATTCTGGAAACGACAGCCAGATGGTATACTTGTCTCCAGAGGATAGGGCGCTGCTTCGCTCAGCATTAGATAGACCAGTTAATCTTTACACTGAAAACACTAAGATTGCCCAATCCGCAAACGCTGGAAACGTTCTATTAGCTCAGAGAGGTACAAACTAATGGCTGGTAAAGTTTATTTTGGAAACGCAAACTTTCAAACTTTTATTGAAGCACCACTAAGTGGATTAAAGGCTAGTTCTTCTGGTTACTCTGCAACAACTAACTTGCTTAATGGTCGTTCTTTTGTTAAGCGTTCTAATGGTGCAAGCAGAGCATTCTCCGCATCTTGGGTTGGCCCAATGAACTCAACTGTGCTCGCAGACAGCCTTAACACCATAAAAGATTTTGCTGATGGATTTTACGGAGCAGGCAGTGTTTACTGGCTTGACCCTTATGCCATGAACCAAAACCTTATGCCTGTGCACTGGGGTAGCCCATCCATGGCAGAACAGGGCTGGCCTGCTATCTCTGGCACTATTACTCCTACTTTTAACAGCCTTAGCCCGGCAAACGGCTTTCCCTCAAAACTTGCAAACTACTCGCTCCCAGCTAACCATGTCGACACTCGTAGACTAACAATCATAATTCCATCAACTCACACCCTGCACATTGGTTGGCATGCATCAGCAGCTGGCATAACAGCGTCCTCAGCAGCTGGAATAAGAATGTCTGGATACAACATCAGTGGATCGCCACAGTCAGCTGTAAACCCTGTTAGCTTGCTCACAGGTGGAACCACTAGAACTAACCAAACCTTCAATGGCGCAACAACTTCTAGAGTTGAAATATATCTTGCAAATGGTAGCGCGAGCTCATCAAGCGTTTTGATTTCAGCAATCATTGCTCAAGTCCTACCTACTGGAACCAGCGTAGCTACCGGTGGTTTTATCTCCGGTAGAGGAACAACCGCACTGCAGTTTAGCTCACCTGTAGAAATTGAATACTATAGCGCAAACATTAATAATGGTCAGATAGGTTTGTCAACAACACTTACTGAGGTTGATTAATGGCTACTAGATTAATAAACAGCATTCCGGGTAAGATAAAAGATGATTCACTCATCTCCTTCTCTTACTCTGAGGATGCCACACCATTAGAACCAACATCTAGCGATGGTGGAACTAGCCAAGTTAGTTTTTCCGCAATAGAAGAAACTGCAGATGCTGGGCTTGTAAACACAAAGCTAATGGTTAACAATACTGTAAGTATTCAAGATGACGACTATGGCACTGTGCAATTTGACGTTAAAAAGGTTTCAACAAATGCAGCTGGGGTTGCCAGCATTATTGGCGACTCAATTCAGGCAAAACTAAATGTTATAAAAACTGCTCAACCATTTTCTGGCACGCTTGCTGCTGCTATAGATTACTACTGCAGTCTTTGTGGAATCACTGGCGCTAGCAGAGTTATTGACATCTCGTTCTTAGGTAGATCTGTAAACTTTATCGGTTGGACCGGAAATGTTTGGGACCACCTAAAGCAACTGTGCTCTGTAATGACACTTAACACAACTGACAGATCACCAATTGAAATTTACTTTACAGGCACAGCCGTTGGATTTAGACCTGCATTGACTAACTCAATTAACATCGAGCCTTTTGTTTCTGACCAAAACGAATCAATTGAAATCTTTGATGCCGCTCAAACAGTAAATGTTCACTCTTACAACACTGTAAACAAGACTAACTCTATTGTTTATGATTTATCATTTTACGAAGAGACGGCGAACACTTCTAAAAAACAATTCCTTTCAAGCCTTAACAGAACTATCCAAGTTAACGCGGGAGAAACTGTTACTGAAGTTTTTACAATAGACGCAAGCTTAACTAGCGTAAAGCAACCTGATTGTGTTGCAAAGATTTCTCCAATCCCATACGACCCCCTAACAACAGGTAACGGACAGTATGTTATTGTCGGTTCTGATGATCTACCAATTAGACCTTCTCAGTGGATTGCACAGGGTGGTAGCTTAGTTGTGGCATTGACTGAGAACCCAAATGAAATCAAGATAACCATAACTGCGCCTAATGCCACAGAACTACCAAAAGAAAATGGTAACGGCACAGGTTTGGCACCTTACAGAATTGGTGTTGAGAGCGCTGGATCTGGTTTTGATTATCCTGCAATTTTTATCGTTGGCTCTGGTGTGTTCTACAGGAAAACAAAACACACTTTTCCTACTGGAGCAAATCCTAGCGTTACAACAAAGCCTGAAGCCCCAGAAGTTGACAACATTTTTATCACCGACAACTTTACTTTAGCTAATGCCGGGCTTAGTGCTGCTCAAGCTATGTGCGGACCTGCAGTAACTATGAGTGGGTCTTCTGCATCTGGCTTTACATTTGGATCAAGCATTGGAAGATCCTTTAATGCAAACTCAAATAGATTTAGGCTAAATTCTGTATCTTTCAATGAAAGAGAAATTAGCTGGGATGCCAAGTCAATGACAACATTCTCTAACTTTAACACTGTTAACTCGGGCAAAACTTTTGCTCAGTTTAACACTGTGCTACCATCCCCATCAGCCAATTTTACAGACTTTTCTATTATCCCTCTTACGATTGGAGTATAGTGCCTTTACCTAATAACAATCTACCGTCCGGTTCTCAGCAATGGGCTAGAGAGGTTGAAAAACAGCTAGCAGATTTAAATCAAAGTGCTGCGATTAGCCGCACAAATATTGCAGGTCAAGATGCGGCTAATAACTCTAACATAAAAAATTTATCTAGCTTATTGCTGGATAAATCAGAGCTGGTAACTTACTCAACCGAGCTCGATTCATCTCAAGAGCAAAGAGTAACTTTTACCTCTGGTGTGAACAATACTTTTAACTCAAACACTAGCGCCCTAGACATAAACATCAGCCTAAGAAGGCCTAGAAAGCTTTTGATAAACTATTCAACTTTTTACAGAGTTGAATCGACAACCTCAACAAACACACAGGCAACATCATATGGTTTTGATTCGAGAATTTTCGTAAATGGTGTTTTAGTTGATTCACAACCAATGAGGAAGCTAAAGCAGGTAACTACTATTAACGATGTTATACATGATTACGATTCAATAGGTATGACTAAATTGATTTCCGTCCCGGCAGGCGATTACAAAATCTCCGTAACAATGCAATACTCATCCACCCCGGCTTCCGGTGGTTCGATGATGCTAAGCACATCTGGAGACAACCTAATCGTAACAGTTCTACAGTAAGGTATAATTATATTATGGCAGCTAATACATCAAGGGGTATAACATTCCCAACATCAGGAGATTCAATAACTCCTTTAGAAACAGTTTTTGCTACAATGGCAAACACTACAAACACAGCACTGGGCGCAATCAACGCAGGTACTGACATCACAGCAGGAACACTTCCTATTGCTAGGGGTGGTACTGGTGGAACAACTCAAGCAACTGCTCAGGCAGCTTTGGGTGTTGTGCCGCTTTCAAGCCACTTTGTTGCTGGGAAGAATGCTATTATTAACGGGGCTTTTGACGTATGGCAAAGAACTACAACTTCTAACAGCACTACCGCTCCGGGTTATTGGGCAGATAGATGGCGTTATACAGCTACTGGTGGATCTGCTAAAGTCTTATCTCAGTCTAGGGAAAATTTCACTCCGGGCACTGCTCCAGTAGCTGGATACGAATCTAGGTCGTTTCTTAGGGTTGCAGTAAGCACCGGCGGTAGCGGATTTACTTACGAAGCAGTCGAACAACCGATTGAAGACGTAAGAACATGCGCAGGTAGCACTGTGACAATTAGCTTTTGGGCTAAAACAACTAGCTCAACCCTAAACTTCACACCAAGATTAACTCAATTTTTTGGCACTGGAGGATCAGCGGATACTGTAGTTACTGGCTCATCAATTTCAGTAACAACATCTTGGACTAGGTTTACACAAACCTTAACTGTGCCTAGCGTTACTGGCAAGACAATAGTAGACACTAACTCTGCTTTGATATTCGCAATTGTTCCAAACACATTTAACTCAATCTACACACTCGATCTTTGGGGCGTGCAAGTCGAACAGGGTTCAATTGCAACTCCTTTTGCCACTGCGTCTGAAACAATTGGTGGCGAGCTTGCTTTGTGCCAAAGGTACTATTATAGGGCAACAAATGCATTGGCCGCTACTGGAGTTATTGGTGCTGGTGTGGCAATATCCACAACAACTGGCTGGATAAATGTAAAGTTCCCAATGACTATGAGAAGTGCGCCTGCTGCTATAGAAATTTCAGCAGCGGCAACAACTTTTACTGCAGTATCGACAACTACAACCGCAGCCTCATCAGTCACTCTTGGTGAATCTACAGCTGATGGCTCTCGTATTGTTATTGCAGTTGCGTCAGGTCTTACTTCTGGTGGTGGATGCATGGCTCGTTTTGCTGGAACTGCTGGAACAGGTTTTCTTGGATTTAGTGCGGAGTTATAATGAAGTATGAGATAATTGAACTTGAGGGCATTGACGGCCCAGAGGAACACATTTTGATTGATAAAGGCAATGGGGAGTATTTGACTTTTCCAGCAATCGATTCAAACCCTAACTACAAACAATTTAAACTAGATATTGCTGAGGAGCAAAAATGATTCAATACCCTTTTGATAAACTTCCACAAATCACTAGCCCTTATGGCTGGAGAGTTCACCCTACACAGAAGACCAAAAAGCACCACAATGGCGTAGACCTTGTTGCTCCTGCTGGTAGCTGGGTTGAAGCTTTTGCTCCGGGTCGTGTAATTCACGCTGGACCTAGCAAGCTAAGAAAGCCAGACGGTTCTGTTGGTGGGTTTGGATTCCACGTAATCATGCGCCACCTAATCAATGGCGAGTATGTTACTAGCCTTTACGCACACTTGAGAAAAGACAGCATTCAGGTAAAGGTTGGTCAAAAGATCGAAGCTGGAACACCTCTGGGTCGCCAAGGCACAACAGGTGATTCAACTGGTGAGCACCTACATTTTGAGATTTGCAAAGGCAAGACTTACCGCTGGAGCAATGACGGATCAAGCTTCTATTCTCCACTTGAATTCATTAAGCATGCAAAAGAAGGCGAAGCATTAGCAAAGAAAGCTAAGGCCGCAACTCCTGAAAGCGAACCAGCTCATGAAATGCCTGCTCACAGTGTATCTTCTAGCGGTTCATCTTCAGCACCAAAAGCTCAATAAGGTATAATAGATAAATAAGTAGTGGGCGAGATTGGTATAAAATGCAAGAACGCATTAGAGAAGTATTAAGCATTGTTGGAACTTTAGTCTGGCGTGGATTTGGTGTATTCCTATTTATTCTCGGTGGGGCTGCTGGTTCTGGTGCTGTAATCACAGGCAACCCGCTAACAGGTATTCTAATCGCATGGGTAACGCTTATGCTTGGTATTGTTGGTGCAGTTGGTTATGCTATCGCAGTAACAGGAACAGTAACTACTGAAGATGTCGAGAAGGCAACCAAAGACGCTGTGCAAAAGCATGTAGAGGACTCCCAAAAGTAATGTCCGAACAACAGCCAGAATTGTATGTATCTTTAGGGCGACTTGAAGAGGGGATGAGATTCGTTAGAGAATCACAAGAACGCATGGAAAAGAAGCTAGACGCACAAGATGCTCGTATTAACGAGATTGAACTTGATGTTAAAGAACTAAAAACACAGAGAGCAAATAAGGCTAGTTCTATTGCCCTGTGGATTTCAATTGCGGCTGTACTCGTATCGATAGCTTCAACGCTTCTGCCATAAGCTATACACCCGACAAGGCAAAACCCCCAGCGATTAAACCGGGGGTTTTCTTTTATTCAATTACCTCGAACAGTCTTTCGCAATATTCGCAAGGCTTTGCATAACAAGGCCTATCACAATGATCACAGTAGAAGCTATCGCCAACTCCCTCTATTAACTTTCTAGAGCACTTGCAAAGCAAGAATGTTATCGATATCTCACCAGCATTGTGGTCAATCTCTATATGTTTTAGATAAGTTATCTCAGGATCTGTTTGTCTTGAAGTCTTTCCGATTCGGTAACCACCCAACTGTTCATACCCGGACGTGTTTCGTGTCCCGAATATTCTTTGAAATAGTGGCTTCCTCCGTCTATCGTTGGATTCTGAACCCATAGTGTGTTGCCCCAATCTTCCATTGCGTCGTGGTGAAAATGATGAGTAAGTAGCACATCTGATGCTCCTACTGGGTGGCGGTTTGCAGCCATAGTCTTAAACCAGTTAAACACCTTGTTTCTAACCCCTGTGCCAGACCCTCTACCATAAACATCTCCATGGGTAATTCCATACACCCATCCTCGAATATTTGTGGCAACTGAGATTTCCTTGCTGGCTATCTCAAATGACACATGCTTAAATCTAGGGTCATTAGCACAACCGACCTGAGCCATCTCAAATACTAGTAAGTCGTCGTTGTCGCCAATCTCTGTGCGGTTTCCAGTAATGCGGTGCTCGCCATGATTTCCCGGAACAACCACAACCCTTACTGTTTCAAATAGTGGGGCTAGCAAAGTTAAGCCACGCAAGATTGCCGCAACTGTGTTGCGAATTTGCTCTCTGCGGTTTAGGTCAATTCCAAAAGCCTGCTGAGGATAGATTACACAACCTTCAATCATGTCGCCACCACCCACAATGACTAGCTCTTCCAGCCTGCGCCCTGTGGCTCTTAGCTCTTCGATTCGCACAATAGCTGAGGCAAAAGCAGACTCTAGGCGCTCAATAAGAGCCTCGGTTCCACCGCCCTCTTTCTTACCCATCTGCCAATCAGCCCAGTCCAGCACAAATGTGCTAGGAACGCCCTTTCCGGGCTTAGAAGTGGCTGTGGTCTTTGGTAATGCATTTAGCAAGGCTACTACATCAATTTCATCTGTAAGGCCCTCTACGCGCCTCTCAACAGAGAAAGAGTAACTGTGTTTCCAGAGCATCTTCTCTAGATCCCTACTCCAGTATTCTTTGTGAGACTCTCGGAGTATGCCTTTGATTGCAACCTTTTTAGGGTCGTGACCAAACTTTTCTAAGATAGTGTCGTGTGACACATTATCTAGCACAGTGTCTATGTTGCCAGTGTTCCAAACTCCGGTGTTGCCACTCCAGTTAATGCTCTGAAGTTCCTCCCAAAACTCTTTATCCGCGTTCGGTTTCATGCACTCATTGCGATGCTTATTGACAGTTGTCCTGCCAACATCGAACTTGCTTGCAATGTGCCTACTTGACTTAGTTGCAAGCATTAACTCAAGCTCTGCATTTGGAAGTAAGTTGCAAAGTTTACATTTGCCCATTTTAACCCCTATTTTTTATCTTCTAAATTAATCCTGTTAACCCAAGCCTGACCAGCTGTACCACCCCATGCATCCCAAGCCACGCGACCCGGAGACGGATAGCCTTCTTCGCCAGAGTTAAATCCAGTAGCCTTCTTGTCAACTGTGTGTCTAGCAAAGTATGACTTCATGCGAGCAACTGTGTCGCGACTGACTGAAGCACCAGATGCTAGCTGGCTTGCACGCCTTCTACCAACTGATGTAAACCCGTCGCCAGCCTTACCGTCAGAGATCCACTTTAAAGCTCTCTTAGCGGCATTCTGGACACCCTGTGGTGGGCTATATTTTTCAGCCTCTTCTACAACAACTTGGCTAGACTGTTTGATTGTGACATCCAAAGCCTCGCCAACATTAACTAAGCCTGGTGGAATAAGTGCAAATCTACATGCACCATTTTCCTCAATATCAACAGCCACAGCGCTACACTGAATCTCAGCACCCTCGCCCATGTGGAACACGCAGTTGCCACACTTAACGCCAATCGCTAGATTAGGGTTGTTTTCTGCACTATCGTAGCCAGCATTAACTGTGCTACCTTCTGATTCAAATTTGCCGTATTGCTCAACAATAGACAGCATTGCATCAGCTAAAGCCTTCTCATCTCCGCTTATTTGCGAATAAAGTTCTCTATCCATTACTTACCTACTCTTCTGGTTTCCAGCCAAGCATAAGCGTTGGCATGTGTTTTTTATTCCTAAGATATATTATAGCGTGTCTAATTGCATCATTTGCGTGCCCATTGCCCGGTTTGTGCATTTTCATGGTTTTCAGCCTTTTATCGTCGCACAAGTGCTTTTGAGAAGGTGATTGGTAGATTATCTCTCTAGGCGACTCAAAAGCCTCTAAGGCTCCGATAATGTACACAGGTGAAAGATCTGGAAACTTTACATTCTGCCTAAGCGTGAAGTTTTCGCACACAATTACATCCCAAGTAAGGTGCTCATTGTTTTTATACCACCCTATAAAACCAGCTAAACCATTTGGCACCTGCTCGTAATGGGAAACCACTGGCTCCAAATCGTCGGAAAAAGAAACGATAGCGATACCAGTAGTTCCACCCGGATCAATTGAAAGTATGTTGCTTACGCCCACAGGCGAACTATTGGTATGCAATCGTCAAATCCTTCGTCAAATGCATCTTGTTCTTCCTCTGTAAGATCGATTGGGTCATGCGAGTAGCACACTACTTCACTGCACCAGTTGTTAATTCTGCCAATCTCGTACCATTCTTCAATGGTCATTTCTTTTTTCTTTTTAAACATTAGGCCATTCCTCATCTATAACCATCAATGCAATTATCGCATAGTTTGCTAAGTCAAGGAAAGAATCGCGCAAGCTTTCGTTTTCTGGGTCAAGCTTATTGTCAATTAAATGATTTATCCTAGCCTGCTTATCATGCATGCGCACACGCAAGCCATTCAAAGCACCACCCGGCGCATTAGCAATGTTTGTAGGCCCGTAGTCTTTGTGCTTTTTAATCAAAAGCTTGCTGGCCTCATCGAATTTTTTTGAAACATCTTTAACGAACTTATCTTCCATTTGCGAACCTCCTACTAATTGATGATTGATTTATTCCTGTTAACTTTGAAATCATGCCTTGGCTTGTTCCTGCTAGGATAGCTTTTTCAACTGACTTGTAATCAACTGAACCGCGTTCTTTGCTGAACAAGGCCTCGCGTATATCTTCGAGGCTTACTGGCGAAAACCTACCACCAGACTTATCTTCTTTTCTGATGTACAACCCTATTGAGTTATGCTTTATCATGCCATTACAAATAGCAGATAGTTGCCTATTCGAGAACATATCATATTCAGCAAGATCTTGCAATCTTTGCACAAGAACCTCCTTGCTCATATTCTGTGCATTATCTCTAATCCAGATAGCCTCGTTGATTGCATATAGTCTGTTTAGTTGCTCATTCATTTACACCCTCGCAGTTCATAATTGCCTCGCGTTCGGTTGTGTAGTTGTCCCAGCAGTTATCTAGCTTGCCAACACCTGCAAACAGAAAACCATAAATCAAGAAACCAATCATTGCAATAAAGATTCCAATAAACACAAAGATCTCTTGTGGTCTTACATTCTCATTCATTTAATTTCTCCCTTAATAATGTTGAGTGCGGTTTGGAGGCCGTCAAGATAGCCCTTGTTAACCGCCATTGGGTTTGTAATTTTTTTAATCTCTTTTTCAATTAGGTTTGCAATGCGCTCCAATTCAGAAGCCTTGCCTGTGTCAAAGCCTAAAACAAAGGCTTTAGCGTTATTCTCATCCATTTAAATCAACTCCAAAAATGTCTTACTGCCCTCTACAAATACTTTTAGTCTAGCTTGCGAACGCAGTGCATCAACCATTTCATCAAACTCGCGCTTACGCTTGTTGCTGAACTTTTTGTACGCCTCTTCGTAACGCATGCGCCCACCCTTTGAAAGGATTACCGCCTCAAGCCCATCAACATCTCTCTGCCATTCTGACGCTGAGATAGCACCAGCCATGCGAATTAGGTTCTTGAACCAGCCCTCAGCATAGTGAATAGCAATAGCTAGGTGTTGGGTCTCAACCTTTTCTGAGCGGTCATACAGGGCTAGTAGCACTGCACACTTCCACACAGATAGGGCTAGACGCTGGCGAGATGGCTCGATAGACTCCTCATTTGGGTGTCCGTTAGTAAAGTTACCCATCTCCCACTTGAACGCGTTGAATCGGCTTAGAGCCTCATCAGTCAAGAAGATTGGTCTAGGGAACACGCCACCCTTTTTCTGCCACCACAGCGCACTGTCGTAAACTGAACGGATAATGCGCTCCATCTCATCGTCACGCACAATGGTTTCATGCTCGCTTGCCTGTGCAAGATCTTCGCTCTCTCTTGAGCGCTCAGGTGCATCAGCCACTACATAGATAAAACGAGCCAAGAAACCGGAGCGGAAGTAGTCCACAGTTAGAATCTCAGCAACCTTGCTGGTGATACCCATCAGATACATGATGAAGTTTGTTTCTGCTCGCTCAGTCTGCAAAGCCTTTACACCGTTCTGTGCGCCAGTAGAACGCAACATTACAGGGACTTTACCATCGTAAAGTTCTGTGTATTGGTCAGCAGCTGCAGCCATGTAAGTCTTTGTCACAAACTCTCGGAACAAACCCTGCACCTCATCTCGGTGGAACAGTGATGTCATTTTATCGCGACCTGATAAGTGCTTTACAAGCGCCTCACCGGTTGCGTTAGAACCAATGTCAATCTGGTAGCCAACATACTTTTCGTATGCAGTAAGCATTCTTAGCATTAGGTTACGGCTTGTGGATTTACGGCTACGAGTTGTTTCACCCAAAAGCATGAACCAGAGATTCAAGCCCATCTTGCCGTACTTAGGAGCAGCACATCCAATGTCGGAGAATGCAGAAGATAGAATCGTAAACGCACCAGCAATCTGGTATTCAACAGCACCATCAGTTTTCTTCTGAGCCCAGTCAACATAGTCGTCAATAAATGTGCGAGTGTTCGCTACATATTCACGCTCCTCGGCGGATAAAAAGTCAACCTTGCGAGTTTCTTCATCAGCCTCGATGTCCTCAATTGGTTCTGGGTTTGCACTGTTAGCGATAAAACTATCTCTAGCCCTAAGCACTTCACGCCAAAGATCTCCATCAGCGTCAAAGCGTCTAGGTCTATTTGGTGAGTGGTACTTGTTGCACTTTGCATGTTTTGCTACGACAAAAACTTCTTCAGCAGTCAAGCCTTGACGGAATAACTCCATCTCCATCTTCCACAGCATCTTAGACAAATCTGCGTTAGGGGTTGGCTCGTCAATGTATAGCGAAAGAACTTCCTTATTGCTGGAGATCTTTGCTAGCACAGACATCACATCTGATGTAATCTCTGGTAGTGGGTCATTGCTAGGCTCTAACACCTTGTCAACCGCTACATCAGCATAAGCCTTTTCAATCTCTTCGATAGAGTAAATCAAGCCATTAGTAGTCGCTACAACAGGCTGAGAAGAATCGTACTTTAGATTGCTTGTGTCAGCGACACGAAGTAGTTTAGTTGGGTTCCAGCCGGAGACATCACAGCCCTGCTCGCGGTGTGCGTATGCAATCTGCTTAGCCAGCATGGCAACCCTGTTAGGTTCTGAAGATGCGTCTAGCACCCAGTATGCATGCCACCTGTCTTTTGAAGTCTCTACAACAATAGATGGTGTAATCCTAAAGTTTTCTGGGTTGCAAGTATCTGCATCAGAATAAACTACCGCAACAGACTTTGCGTTCTCGCGAATGCGTCTCTGCTCGTAATACACAATTGGTGAGAAGTAAACATCTTCTTCTTTGTGGGCGATGGCGTATTCTGCCATCTCATCTAACTCATCTGGATAGCTGAAAAACTTCTGAACAGTCGGGACACCTTTAGCGTCTTTAGTTACGATTGTTGCATAACCTGCGCTACTACCTAAGATTGTCTCCAAAAAATCTTTTGTATTCACTTATCCTCCTTTCATTCAGTTTTTATTTGTGGACCTGCACAGAATTGAACTGTGGTCTTACTCGCTCCAACTTGTGGCTTTGACGAGCAATCGACACCATTTCAGGCCCTACGGTGCCCCGGATAAGAATCGAACTTATCTTTAGCGAAAGGAGACGAAACGCTAAACACCAGTGGGGGCTTGTGAGCAGTTTTGAATCATGCTCAGGATTGCCCATTTCTACTGGAAAATTATTACCAGATAGAAGAGTTGTTAGTCGGTGTTGCACCAAGGATTGATGTCAGGTTCTGAACTGCGTCAGAAACCTTTAGGCTGGAAAAGCCAGAGACATTGTTGTCGTCGCCACCATTCTGGTCTTGCACAACCGTAACCTTTACACCAATAGGCTTGCCACCTAGGTCTGCAGGAGTTGGAATCTGGAATGGCTCGTTTGGCTTTGGCTCGTAGCCAAGTGCCTTGAAGAATGCCAGAGCTTTCCACTGCGCCTTACCAGCGTATAGAGGAATGTAGGTGAATAGGCGACGGTTCTCGTACTGCCCATCTGAGATGCGGAACTGAACATTGAACTGATCCTTGCCAGCGTTTTCGCCAGACTTGACCTGAACAATCTTTACCTCGTAGATTGTTGCGTTGTAAGTGCCTGCTGGCACTGGTGAATATGAGCCTGACGATTCAAACGCGTCAGCTGAGAAGTTTAGACTACTCATTATTTGGTTCCTCCTTGTGGAATTGATGTGATTATTTTTTTGATGCTTGGGTCTACCATTTTAGCAGGTAGTCCAAAGCGGTTGCCCGACACTAAGCGCTCTGACGATTGCATGTATAGGACGCGGTTGATACCTCCGTTGCCATCAGCCTCGGCAGTCATATAGCCGATGATGTCTGGAATTGCAGGCAGTGTGTTCTTTGCAGAACCCGGTAGCATTGGCACTGTCTTCACAGCACCGGTTTGGTCGTCTTTCTCGTCCTGTGCGTGTGCTACAAGAATTGAAAGGAATGGAGCAGAGTGTAGTTTACGGGTCATATCCGTAATCCACTCCTTTAGGTCGCCCCACTTACCAAACTTGTTGTTGCGGTTCTCAGGCTTGTCACCAAAGAACTTTTCTGCTCTATCCATCGCAACACCAAGAGTGTCGATAATGACAGTCTTGTACTGGTGTTCCTGAGATAGCAACGAGTTGATGATGATGTCTAGCTTTTCGTGAGTGTCGCCATCCACAACATTCACATCAGGCCAGTCGCGAGCAATCGCAGAAGAGCCACCCTCAGTGTCGATGAAGAGCACTGGAGAGAGATCTGCTAGTTCGCTGGCAGATGCCGCTAGCCATGACTTACCACGCTTTGGGTCTCCGTAGAGAAGAATGGTTTTTGGTGCGTTTAGGGCCGAGGCCTTTTTGATTGCCTTTTCGAAAGGCAATGCTGGAAAGTTTGTCATATTTCCTCCTTAGGGAATTCAGTATACCATATTCTAGTCAATTGTCAAATTCAGCGTGTCGACCTTTTTCAGGAAGTCGTACATCTTGATTATCTGGCTGATTGCATTTCCAAAGAAAATTGCAGCAAGACCTATCAAGGTGAACTGCAGTGCTTGATTCGTGACATCAGTACTTGCCCATACCATAACACCGGCAAATCCGAAACGCATTGCAAACACAATCCACCCACTCGTAATAAAAATTATTCTTTTATCCATATTCACCTCCTAGGCCTCAAACACTTTACAGTTGAAACATTCTGGCTCGCGCTCGAACGATTCGATTTCTTTTCCGGACTGCAACTCAGACCAGATGCGTTCTAGCCTAGACCACATGCTTAGAGCAAATTCCTCGTCGTAAGCAAATGTCCAAGTCCACACATCAGGGTCATAAGTTCCATCGCGGTTGATAAACACAAGTGAACAACCATCGATCTCGGTGCCAGAGTTGTTCAATCCCCAAGCATAAATCTGTGCCTGAGCATAGTACTTCTTGAGGCTATAAGCGGCCTCCTTTGCCACCTTGGTGTCCTTAGCGAGGCCATGGACAACATCTTGCAGTTGCCTAGACTTATCACGCTTAGAGGTCTTCCAGTCGACTAAATGCTTGCCGTCTACTAGCACAAGGTCAGGCTTAGACTTGATTGTGCCGTAACCCTCGAGTTCGCCAAGGAAGATAGTTTCCTCGATAACTGCGTTAGCAAACTCCGGATACTCATCAAGGTCAACTGTCTCAATGCGCTTTTCTAGGAACTCATGCGTCGCAGTTCCAATCTTTGCACCAAGATAATACTTGAACTCTTCCTGTGGATGCCCCATAAGCTTTTTGGCTAAGTGGTATTCACAAGGATCAGAGAAGTCAGATGCTCCGACTTTCTTTTGCTTGTCGCGTTCGCTCTCTTGCTTGAACAAGCCTAGAGCCATTTCTCTAATTCTGTTATCTGTAATCATTCCATGTCCTCCGGGAATAGTTCGTCGTAATCTGCTGAGAAGTCAATGCCACCCCAGATGCCGTATCGCTCTTCATTTGCAACTGCAAAATCATAGCACTGCTTTAGCAGTGGGCATCCATGGCACAGCATCTCCGCTTGGTCTACTGTTATTGGTCTGTATAGAGCCCTGCCCTCCTCATCTTCAAAACCCAGACTATCGTATTCTGTGTAGAAGTATGGGTTGTTTAGGCAAGGCCAATACTCTTTTGATTCAATGGCTTTATCCATAGCGTCATGCAATGCAATCATCGGCTGAACAGCCTCAGACTTTATGCCTGTGTGAATGTATGTAAAAAGCGCAGTGTGGCTTTCGCCCCTTATCGGCTTTATCTTTTCTTTTACTGGGGTTATACCCTTTGGTCTAGCCATTGTTCTCCTTATTTATTGCTATTCAGGCTTAGCGAAAGCCAGTCTAGTGATTTCTTCTGATGCTAACAACACAGCAATAGGTGCGCTTGCAGTAATCAACACGCCAATCCATGCTCGATAGTCTAGCACACTTCCCTGCCAAAAAGCAAGTGTATGGGCAACATTCGCCACAACGCTAATTGACGCGAAAGAAACCAAACCTATTAGTGTTCTCCAAGTGCTCTCACCTCTAGCCTTGAACACAATCAGAGAGATCGTGTAAGCCAGAATTGCGGCATCTATAAACAGGGCTGGTAGCCACTGCAATACCTTTGGAATGCCAGTCCATGCAGATACCTCATAGATACCACTGAACGACACAATAAAGGAAGACAGCATCAGAATAGACACCAAGCCTACCGCAACAGCCAAAACCGGGATTGCGTCTGGATTGATTCTAGGAGATCTTTCCTTAGATTCTTTTACCTCAGCGAATTCTACTACCGCTGGTTCTGCATCTTTATCAACAAACATATTTCTCTTTTCATCGTAAACCGGTTCAAAGCCGGATATTTCATTCTTCATTGGTCAAAATCCTAACTAAAGTGTTTAGTGCTGGTGAATCGTAATCACAACTCTCAATAAACTCCAGAGCCTTTTCGATTGCAACAACCTTGCTTTTCAGTTCTAAATGTTTTGCATACTCCTGTGGGGAATATGTTGGTGGGTTGAGTTTGTTCTCAATTACCCAGCCATTGTAATCCTCAAGCAAGCCGATATCAACCTTTGTTTCAATGGTCTCAATCTCACCTGTTGTCGGATTGGTTATATGATATTTCACTTTTCCCGTCCTTACCTGCCCAGCCATTGCCTTTGAATGTTACTGCTATTCCACCATAAACGCGATCCATCGGCTTTATGCACGACAGGCAACTAGGCGTTTTAGGTGTCTCCATGATTAGGCTTGTTACGCTTACAACGCTTTCGCATGCCACACAGCGATAGTCATATGTTGGCATTATTTCAGCCTCCTTATTATTGAGATTACTTCCTCATTAGTATAAACCGAACCACTGACATTCTTGCTCTCGGATTTGATAATCATCTCTAAAAGGTGCTTTGTGATAGCCTTGCCATCCTCTAGCCCTGCAAGATAAATCTCTCTCTGTCCGTCAGTCATTTGCTCCACCGTATCCTTACTCAACATCTACTTCTTTCCTCAAACTTCTATTCATGGCAAGTTGCCTATTCACCAGACTTGACATCTGGCCTTCGTCATAAGTATCTTCTGCAACAATCTCATAAGATAACACAGACTGCTTTTGACCCTGCCTATCTAGGCGACCAGCGGCTTGCTCGTTGAGCAAAGCGTTGTCGTCCTTAGATAACCACACAACAGTTGAACAAGCCAGCTGGAGCCCATCTGTGCCCTCACCGATTGCAGAGATAACTGCCACAATGAAACGCAAATCGCTCTCAATAAAGTCTTCCAAGATGGCGTTGCGATTAGTCTGGGTTATTGCACCAGACCACTCCTGTGCAGTATGACCAGCACTTCTCAACCTTTGTGCTACTACTTTAGCAAACTTTTGGCTATGTGTCAAGATGAGCATCTTCTCACCCTCAGCCGAATCTTTGATAATGTCAAACAATTCATCAAGTTTACTTGACTTAGTGTTTAGTGGAAAACTAACCTCACCCTCACTGTCGATGGTTGGAGTGCCTAGCGTTATCTGGCGTAGCCTAACGCGTAGCGAAACCGGAACCTCAACAACTAGCGGATTCTCCCCGAGCCATGCCACAAAGTCTGTCTCCATGGTTTTGTAAATCGATCTTTGCTCGCGACTCAACTTCACTGTGCGAACAATTGTCTGCATCTTAGGCAGTTGGTGGTCAATACCCTCTGGATGGAACTCACAGCATCTGTCACGCTTTAGATGACGAATGTAGCATGGAATGCTACTCACAATCAAACCCGGACTGCGCTCACCAGTCACAACACGACCAGCAAAGTAGTCAACCTTTGTTTCACAATACTTCTCAACCCAAGACCAATAACTATTGCCAGCGATGTCAGGGTAAACCCATTTCAGGATTGACCAAATGCCGTCAATGTTATTGCCTGCAATAGTTCCGGACATGGCAATCCTGCGTTTAGCCTTCAAGGTATGCAACATAATCGCGGTTCTGCTCTTGCGATTAGATGCCCTGTGAGCCTCATCAAAGACTGCCAAGTCAGGAGTAACACCCCTCCAACCGAATCTACGGAAGAACTCTGGGCTGATAATGTACCAACCCGGAACATTGTTCGCCAAGTTGTTTAGCGACTGTCTGCCCATATACGATGAATCTAACCATTGAATATCTGCCTCAGGGATCTGCATGCGAATAGTTCGCTCCCATGCTCTCTTGTGCGTTCCCTTGGGGGCTACAACTAAATTAGTTTTAGTTCCAAGCCTCTTAGCGGTTTCAATTGCAATAAGTGTTTTACCGCCACCAACTTGAGTGGCAATTATACCTGTGCCATCATTTGCAACAAGTTTGTCAATATCTCTTTGCTGATATTCATATGGTGTTAGTTTCATAGATACTGTCTCCAATAGTTCTCTTGTGAAAGTGTTTGTTTTACATTTGTGTTGTTTTGTTTGTTGTTATCTGCCTCATCAAAAATAAAAGCGATTATAAGCACGATTGGTGCTACCGCCAACAGTATTAGTGTTGAGGTGATAACTATGTCAGCCAGCACTTTGAACAATCTGTTCAAGGTATCCGTTGCGGTAAACCTGTGGAATCACAAATTCATCACCCTCAACGAACACAAGGTCGTCAGATGCTACCTGTACTACTGCACTGCCGGAAACCGAGCCTACCCCCATCGAGTTTATAGATAGGTTGTAGTTCCCGTCTGGTAGAGCCGTCAGAGACCACTTGCCATCAACAGATCCCTCTGAGTGCATGAAGGATTCTGTTGCCTCCAGCACCTCTTGGACTGTGCGATAGTTAGTGGTTCCAATAGCCTTACCTAACTGAGTGCGAGGCACTCCAGCTTGGTCTGCGAGACGCAACGCAATGTCACGCTCACTCTTGAATGATGATAACCGCTCAGTCAACTCGTTCTTCAGTTCTGCCTCAATGGTAGCCTTGGCGATAGTGTATGCCAAATGCTTTTCGCTAAGTGTGTCCAGAGCCTGTTTGGCGTGTTGATTTAGTTTCATACTACCTGCTCCTGCACACCCTCTGCTACTAGCAACTGAACCTCTTTGTCAAATGATTCGACAATGAACAGGCTAGGGTATTCTGCAGTTAGGATTGCAATCTCATCTCCGCTAATTGGCTTGTCTGGTGAAACACTAATGTCAGCCTCAGCGTTGTCCATGTCTGTCACAGACCACTTCAACTCAAGCACATTAGGTTCGTCAGATAAAAACCGACCCTCTGTTCTAGCAAGGTCAATTGCGTTCACAACATCAGCGAGATTACCTGTAATCGTGTATGTTATTTTTTCCATTTTTCCTCCTATCTACCCGAATGGGTAGAGTTATATGTTACCACAATACATAGTGGAACAAAGTCTATGGCGTGTCGAGGTTCTCAGACGGCAGTGGAACAACTTCAATGTTTCCACTACCATCCTCAGAGAACATCAGACCAGTGGAGATCTCCAACTCGCCATTTATGTCCGTACTAACAAGTGCGTCCGGGAATGCGTCCAACACCTTTGACATGAATTCTTCAAAAGTCATTAGTCGTCACATCTTTCACAGTCGCAGTCGTGTTTCGGCTTGCTACTAAAGTCTTTGCTCACTGTGCGTTCAAAAGTTGTTTGACCCCACACTAAGTCGTGTCCGATAGTTTCTGCCTCAATCTCCACGCTGGTTCCGGCTCGTTCGCCGTTATCCCAGTCGCGAACCCTCAACGCACCGACAATAACAACTCTGTCGCCTTTGCTCACAGATGTCGCTACATTTATTGCAAGGTTCTTGAACGAGGTAACTGTGTACCAGTTGGTCTCGCCATCGACATACTTGCCTAGGCTCTTGTCATACTTTTTAGTTGGAGATGCAACTCTGAAAGATGATATTGGTAGCCCCTCTTGTGTCACAAGGTGGCGTGGTGTTGTTGCTACTAGTCCTTGAATGCTTACTAATTGTTGCATGTTATTCTCCTTCAATATATCCTAGTCGGGTAGCCAATCTACCTAACTGCTTTAGTGCTTTACGCATTGTTTCATTGTATTCTGAGATGGCTTTATTCACGCCATCATCTTCAAATTCCTGAACATCCATGACTACATCCATCATGTCTATCCAGCCTAAATCCTCGAAATAACTTTCGAGCATCAGTATCACATCGGCTCTGAGTTCCCACTGTTCGGTTGGTGGCGTTGGCATTATAGACCTAGCCCCTCTTGAATCAGCAGGAGAACATCAAGAACCTCTGCCTCATCAACATTACCACGCTTTAGTTCAAAAAGCAAGTACCCTAGGTTATCTGCCACATGTTGCCATTCGCCACGCTCAGCAGGGCGGTTAGCATCCTTTAGTTCCCTATACGCCATCGCGTAATCCATCCTCATGGATTCAGCGGTTTCGTTGATAGTGTCCCACTCCTCAGGCGTAAAGTCTGATGTGTTTATGATAGTAAACTCATCGTCAACGATCCCGTAAGAGCCATGTGCTGTAAAATAGAATCTTTCTTGTTTCATTTATTTCTCCATCTTTTCCAAGAATGCATCTCTTGCATCCGCAATGTTTATGTAGTATGTGAAGTCTTGTGCCTCGTATGGCTTTGTTGTATCCCGAATAGAATACATGCCATTCTCGACAATTACAAATAGGGTTCCGGCTTCACTCCGAAACACTACACTACTGGATTCCATTATAGTTCCTAATGTACTCCTCGTCAATCGGGTAAGCGATTAGGCTGGCAATGTGCTCCAGCTCAGATGCCCTCTTGTCGATGTTCTTAGACTGCTGGTTGCTACCAGCATGCTCTAATTGGCTACCGATAGCGTACAGGACGCTGGCTCGGTCGTACAAGGCCTCTTCGACCTTTAGGATTTCATCCTTGGTCAAAAGGATCTTGTAAGTCTTTACTGTCGGTACTCTTTCCATTTTATTCTCCTAAGTCCACATAGTTCATTTTGCCACATTCGTCACATTCTACATCAACGCCATCATCGCGTCTACCCACAACGACCTCAACATCTTCGTTGTATTCTTCACAATGTCCGCATTCAAATGCCACATAGCGAGAGACTTCATCGTCCCAAGGTGTTGCTAATTTCCATCCGTCATATCCGGGAATGTCATAACTCATTTGTTTCTCCTAACTTGTCCAAGTATATTCGTAGTTTGTTGGTGCTATTCCGGTGTCCTCTGCCCAGTCGAACTGAGAATACCATCCATAGTTCTTACACAGTAAAGCCTGTCTGTGCGAACTGGTTATCTTACCGAGCAAGTCCTCCTCGTAAAACCATGCTGGCAAACTTGCTGGCTGGTTGTCCTGTGTCAGACCGAGTTGAAGTGCTCGTTCGTAAGTCGCCTCAGCCTTGTCGTAGATGGTAGATTTGTAGCCCCTACCCTTCCACTCAAAGACCATAGAGCCGATGTAATCTAGCAGGGCACTCTCGTAGCCACGCCACATTATAACGGCTGGATGGTTACGCCAGCCCCTTGACTGCCTAAAGTCCCCGTTGGGATCTAGTTGCAAGTTGCTCATCATAATCTGCCAGCCCTCTAAGGCTTGCTTGTTTAGTCGCTGATTATCCAATACAGAGGCGGTCTCTGCAAAGTCTGCGTATGGTATAAATGTCTGCATTTATAGTCCTCCTTATGAATAGTTGTGGTTGCAAAATGCTTGTCCGCATTCAGGGCATGCTTGCCTGTCGCAGTTTCTGCACATCTCGTATCTGTCGATTTGTTTCTGTGTTGTAGGCTCGTCGCATTGTGGGCAGTACAACACCGGCTTGATGCCTGTGATAGTAAACTGCATGTCTGCGTCAGTCTTGATTTGCAGTGGTTCCATCTTGGTTCTCCTTGTCCTGTCGGCACTCACATTCACAGTACCACACTTTGTCATAATACGCAATAGCAGGTTTACAATTTTGGTGGTGCCCTGTTATGCAGAAACCACATTTCCGGCTCACCTTTGCTCCTGCAAGGTTTCCATGTCCCAGAACTCGTCGCCTTTGACAAAGAACCTTTCGACCTCCGGCAAGCCTTCGACATCCATGTCCTCCTCAGCCTGAGCCAGCAATTCCTTTGCGTGTTCTAGGTTATCAGCCTCGAATGAGATACCCCACTTCGATTCTTCCCATAGTGTAAAAGCATACTTAGGCATTTGCGTCCTCCTTTTTCTTGAAAGTGATCTTTGCCTCAACATTGTAATAGCGTTCTACAATCTCTAGGGCAGTCTCCCAGTGCAGTAAGTCAATGTATCCACCTTGATGCATACTGACAAATTCATCAGCCATACGCCCGACAAGTTCGGTGTTGCTGATGTGTTTTACATATTTTCTCTCCATGTGGCTCTCCTTTGTTTGGACATATTCAATGCAGTTTTGAATTGAATATGGTATTTGGTCGGTTGTTATTTCCTGAAACACTATTTATTTCCTGTAAAAAAACACTATTTTGAAACTATGAAAAATGTAGTGTTTTGTGTTTGGGGTGGTCGGTGGAGGCTCAGAATGCATTGAATATGGTAGGAAACTGACCATATTCAATGTCATTTTGAGGTTTTTTGTATACCTTGTATATATACTAATTATATATTATAATACTATAATACAAGATAGAGTGGAGTGGGAGTGAGACTAAAAAATCTCACTGTCATTCCAATACCAATCGCGAGGAGAAGACCTGCGTGGAGCCTCGTAATTCTTGGCAGTACCTTCGGTGAAAGTCCAAGGATTATAGTTAGCATCCTTGCCCATCCAATACTCGTTGTATCGGTAATCCTCGAAGATGTCACGCATCGACTCGATATCTCCCAAGAATGTTCCAGAATAGTCGTAGAAGAAACCATCAGTCTCATAATAGTTAGTCAAAAAGTCCTCGAACTCTTCACTATCTAATTCCTCATAAAGATCAGATGAGTAATCTAAACCATCAGCATAACCATAACCAACAACAGAAGAGTTATTGAGTTTGCCACCAGCAGTCATACCACGATACTTGCCATAAGCAGAATAAGACAACTTCTCCTCGAACTCCGGGCTAGTCTCAGGCATAGTCTCAGATGCGTCAATACGACCCTGACGGACTGTATAAAGGGCTTTCTCGGCAACCTGTTGCAAATATACGGCACTGAGACGAACACGCTTTAGAGCCTCGAGCAAGATTTTCTCTGTCGACGCAAACACAAGACTGCCATCCTCTGTCTGTGCAACAAACAAAGGAGAATGAGAGAAACGACCGACACGCAAAGTGCCATTCTCACGCTCATCAAGCCACGCAATAGACGCATCGCCATCAAGCATATCTAAACGCTCAACGCCATACTTTTGCAGAATAGCAGGAATAACACTAGTATCGACCTCTGGCAAAGTATAAGGCAACTCAGCACGAACACGCTTGTGATTATAAATAACGCCATTGTGCACTAAAGCAATATTCTTGTCAGGCGAAACAACAGGGTGATTATTTGCCATAACATTTACGGAGCCATGCGTAGCATAGCGAGTATGCAAGATAACAGTGTCAGCATCTCTAGGCATACCCTTTAGGGATAAACTAGAACCACGAACATTACTCTTATACATACCTGAAGACACACCATTTTGCCAAGCATAACCAGCCGCTTGATTACCACGACTCTCGATGCCACAAAGCAATGCATTTGATAACTTTCTAGGGTTTATTCTAGAATTTTTTGATAAACTAAATCCAGCAATTCCACACATAATATCGGTTTCCTATTCCGGCTCATCCGAGCCATCTCTTGTTTGTATAATCAGTTTACAGGAAAAACACCTCGAACGCAAGCATTTTCTCAAAACTTTTTGAATTTTTTTCCCTTTGTGGGGGTTGGCTATTTGCCTATGTAATACAATGTACCACAGATCCCGGCACTTTGTCAAGTTGTGCCATCCTATTTGACATCCGGGCACTTTTGTGGTATAAGCCATCCTATATGGTTCTATAGTCTATTATAGAAAATCGACTCTAAACGAGATCAATCATAGTACTGGGGGTGCCCCCCAGACCCCCGCCCGCGCATCGCCACAACCCCCAACACCGCGGCGCAACACCCGGGGTTGTGTCTCAGCTGCGGGCAATTCGATTAGATATAGTAAGGAACGTGATATAGATGGAAACAGGCTAGATAACTTCATTTTGTATACAGTAATTTCAGTATTCATCTTAGTAGGTGTAATGCTTCCAATCGCAGTCGCAATTGACTGTACAAATAAAACATTTTGTTAATAGTTAAAGGAAACTAACAACATGCAAACATACTCTGAATTAAGAGAACAAGCACTAGAGTTCTATCAAAAGATAGACGAACGTAGGGTATTCGTACCAGATATGGGTTACGAACGTATGCCTTACACAGTAATAAAGGAAATCAAGGATGAGTTCTTTCCAGATTTCCCGGTAGCAATCTCAGATACATTCATCATCGAAGGTCCGCTACTCGACCAAACATATGGTAATTGGGAATATGGTGAAACATCATTTGGAGGGTTAGAGTTTCTAACCAACCCGCAAAATAGATTGAGGCTAATCTATTGGAAGGGAATGCTGAATGCATATGCAAACGACACAGAGACAAGACCAGCAGGTGCAGGTTCTAATCAGCATGTTATGTGGGCTAGAGGCGTTAGCTCATATGGCTATGATGATACAAGAGAAACTGCAGCTATGTTTGTTCTGAGAAAGTTCGCAGAAGTCAGACCAAGCATTGATGAACTCAAAAATGCTAAATTCAGTCTGCAAAGATGGGTTGAGATTGTGCAAGCGCGTGTCAATATCGTCAAGAATGAAACAGAGCAAGGGTCAGGTCTAAACAAAATCCTTACCGAAGGTCCATCAGGCGGTAGAGAGTTCACGCTTCGCATAGAGGAGCAAATCAAAACTCTAAGCAATCAACTTCCGTCAAACGGTCTAGCATCGCGCACATGGGGATTCGAGATAGAATCTCCAGACTGCAAAGGTGTAGAGCCATTGCCGTTCTCAGGAATCGACAAAGGTGATGACGGTTCACTGCGTTCATACGAAGGTAGTGAAGACTGTGAATGTTATTGTAGCGATTGTACTTATCACGAATGCAACTGTGATAATTGTAGCGACTACAACGACAGCCCAGATCACTGTGGTAGCGGCGAATGCACAGATGCTGAGTCAGCAGAGTATCGTTCAACAGGCGGTATCCAACGTGTAAAGCATAATGGTATGTATGACTTGTGCCAGAAGCTATTAGACGAGGGTGCAGAGATGAATGACACTGCAGGTACACACATTCACGTATGGGCCGGAGACTTAACGACTATGCAAGTCGGTACAGTCATGGCAACATACAAGAGACTAGAAGGTCTCTTCTCAGTTCTATGTGGACGCAATGATGTGCAGTATGCACGCAGGGTGTCGATAGAACACATCAGATTTGCTTTGAGCAAAAAGGATCCAAAACTCAAAGCAGAGAAGCCTAGGGCTGTAAACGTATCGCATCTATTAAACGATCGTGGTACGATAGAGTTCCGTCAAATGGATTGCAACTACAATGCAGATAAAATTACATTCTTCGCGTGGGTAGTTCGTGGTCTAATTGAGACAGCAAAGCGTGGCGCAACAATGCAGTCATTCTTCAAAGTCATGGACTTCTATGACCTAGTCAATGTATTCGGTAAGTACAACTACTTCCTAGCGTCGGAGACACCGGGTCTAGTAGTACCGGGTACAAAAACAGATTCAAAGTCAGTAGAAAAAGTAACCCATCGGGTTGCTTAAACATTACGGGAAGGGGGGGGACTTGGAAAAGTCCCTCCCAATCCAGAAAGAGAACAAAATGCCATATAACGAATACGGTGATGAGATCGACGAGCAAACAATCATGGACGAAACGTTCAAGGTTCTAGCGAACGATCAAGAGCTAAACGAAGATGACTTGCGTGAAAGCGTAGTCATCAGCGGACTAGTCAAAGAGTTTGTGCTAGACACAGGAAGCACAAGTTGGGATGATCTAGTAGATGCGTGTGACGAAAAGTTCGGCACATTAGAATCAAGAATCGAAGAGCAAGAACGTGCACTTGCGTTCGCTAAAAAGTTACATGAGAGGCTAAGAAATGAAGCTTAAGTTCGTAGAAGACACAATCGTCCTAAAAGGACGTGGACGTCCAGCAAAACACGACTTTGCAACATTTGTTGAGGAACTGTATAAGTTCCCTAATCAATGGGCAGAGTTTCCAGAAAAAGTTAACTTTGCATCCGCAGGTTACAGAGTTAGCGAACAGTTCAAAGACATTGAGGTTGTGTGTCAAGGCGGAAACGCTTTAGCAAAGAACCATCCAAACAAAAAGCTTTGGACTGTGTATCTCAAGTACGTACCATCGGAGACAACATGACTCACATAAACGAGATCATGAGCAAGCAGTTCGAGTTCTATTGCGAGGTATGTGGCAATTGGGCAAACGAGTTGTGTGACTGTTGCTTCGAGTGCATGGAGAATATTCACGAATGTGAATGTTAAGTAAAAGAAGGCGGGACTTCGGTCTCGCCTTTTTTTATGCTAAAAGTCCCGGCAGATTTTAAAAGTAAAAGCGCACCTAAGGCTACGCTAGAGGATATGAAATTGTAATAGTGCGGCTTCGCCGGCTACGCCCACTAGGTGGTACGGTAGGGGGGCTTGAGGTATTACCCCTGAGCAGGAGCTCGCCACGGGCCGGGGTAATCCCTCTGCGCCCCCAATTAGAAGGAGAACAAAATGAGTAACTGTGTAAGATGCGAAACATTAGACACAAAAACAGAACCAAAGTTTCTAGTTAGAGTAACAGAGTTCCTGCATCCAGTGTATGGATGGCTCAAGTCACAAAATGCAGGAGTAAAAGTGTGTAAGATATGTTTACTGTACACACAAAGCATAACCGGAATCAGAGTCGAGTTCAAGGAGATAACAGAATGAGAATCGGAATCTACATTGTAATCGCAGTAGTAGCAACATACGTCAGCAACGAAGGACGTAGCGTATCGTACCAAGCAATTGAAACAGCAGGTACACCAGACTCATTAGCATTATTCGAGTTTGGTCAATGGGTATACATTATCGCAGGAACCATCGCGATTATGTGTGCAGCACTAGCAGCAAACAACATCATCAAGAAAGTGAGAAAGTAATGCCAGAATACGAGGAATGGCCATACAAGGATGCTTGGGGTCAGAAGCTAGACGTAGGTGATTTAGTAAAGTTCGAAGGCGATGACGCAACAGGTAGATTGTTTACCATAGTCGTCTTCACATTGGATGGAGCAAAAGCTCTCATCTATTCAACCCCAAAACGTAAGTATTGGGTACCAACAAGGAAGGTAGTGTGGGTTCGATGATATTCGAATACAGACAACAGAACAGTGGTGGCAAAGGACAATCAGGTATGCCACTAGTTATATACATATTTGCTCAGTATGCATTCGAAGCAAATAGAACACTCATCGAGATGGACGGATACTTCGGACGTAGAGAGGGTGACTGTGTTGAGATTGGAGACAGCTGTTGTGGAGACAGATGGGAACCAGTCGAACAAGCAGACGGATTCCTAGATGATGAACTTGCAGAGATTGCAAACGAACATCTAACAGGTAACAAAAGAGTATGGCGTTCAAACACATTCCTAGATGAGGACCCATACGATGGCACAGAGGAGTTTTGGGTTGTTATCGCAAAATAACCCCCGGACTTTTTGGAGTGAAAATCACTCCTTAATAGGTAGGTCACATAGTGAAATTGTAATAGAAGGTCAAAGGCGGGAGCCGTTCGCCAATCCCCCTCGACCGCAGGTGCAGTAAGTCGGGGGATCGTCTCTCGGCTCCCAAAAAATAAGGAGAAACAAATGGGAAAAGTAACAAAGAACACCACTACAGCAATTGTAGTTCCAGATGACTCAACTCTAGTATCTGAGTCATTCGCACCACTCGAGAAGGGAACTTACGAGTTTCTTATCGACAGCATCACCGACACCACCATCGCAAGTGGCAAGCACGCAGGTAAGCCAGCATTCAACGTCAAGTTGAAGTCAGCAGAGAACGGAAGGGTTCTCTTCAAGTTGGTTCCGAAGTGGGAGGCACCGAAGGAGAAGTCAGCGGCTACTAAGTCTGAGTTAGATTGGATTAGAATGGCTCGAGTATCTTTTGTCGAGGCATTGAGAATCAGCAACACTCAGTTGTTTGGAGCAACTCAGGACCTAGTAGGTTCAAGCGTCAAGGTAGTTGTAGACGCTAAAGAGAACGGCTCATACGGCGTTCAAAACTTTGTAGTCAAGTTCGAGAAGTAGGAGGTCAAGATGGAATTTTGGTCATTCGCAGTAATAGCACTAACTGTTCTAGCAGCAGTTTGGTCTATCTCCTAAGTAAATAGAGAGAGCCTCAGGTCGCAAGACTTGGGGCTTTTTTTATGCCCAGCGACAGGTGAAAGAAATCATTTTATTACGCTTATACATAGGCTCGGGCTACCTCTCCCCTCACGCTTGTATCGTAAGTGTTTTGAAAGAATTCTTAAAAAAGCCTTTTTCTGCTATAATTGGGTATATAAAAAATTTTTTGGAGGTTTTTAAATGGTTTCGAGATCTATTACTGATGAAATTGTTGAGTCTGATGCTGATAAGAAGGATCTGACTTTGGAGGATGTCGGCGACATGTTGTTCCTTGTTTTCTCGGCTGTAAAGGATTTGGAGGCTAAACTTGACGAGCATATCGCTTCTGGACGAAGCGCTTCTTAGGGCTGCTGCTTCTGGTAAGTCTGGCGATGAGATTGCCAGAGAAACTGGTATTCCTGCTGCGCAGGCTGTTGTGCATGTTAAGGGCCTTCTTTCTAGGCGTGATGTATGGTCTGAGGTTGAGCAGAGACAGCTTTTGTTGCATCAGTTGCATGAACTTAAGGATTCTCTTTCTGAGGCCGCTATAACGCTTAAGGACCCTGATTCAGCCCGTTTGCTTTTGAAGACGCTTGAGATTATTGGTAAGCGTTTGGATTCTCAGCAGGTTAATCTTGATGCTCAGGTTTTGCGTCTTACAGAGTTTCAGCAGACTGTGCTTTTGAGGGCTATGGATTCTGCCTTGTCGTTTGCTAAGAAGGAGCTTGCTGAGCGTTATCCTGATGTTGAGCCGGCTGAGTTGGATTCTATTGTTGCGGAGGGGCTCATGCTGGCTAAGGGTGAGCTACAACAAAATGAGCGTCTCTGAGTCTTGTGCATGTGGTGCTTCTTTTTCTGCTGAGCGCGATAACGAATTGCAACTACTGAATCAGTGGCGTGAGAGCCATAAGTGTCCTAAGCCTCAAGGTGGAGGGTTGGCTGTGACTAGCAGCATTGAGACTGTGACTGACTTCACGTATCCTGAGTTGCGTATTGGTTTTAGAGGAGATGAAGATGATTGATAATGTTATTGATGGTGTGATTGCTGATTTGCGTAAGCGCTCTAAGAATAGCATTTATGCGAATGATCCAGTTGCTTGGGCTAGTGATGTGTTGGGTAAGCACATGTGGAGTAAGCAGGCTGAGATTGGGCGTAGCCTTGTTGAGAATACGCACACTGCTGTTGTGAGTTGTAACGGTGCGGGTAAGTCTGCGGTTGCAGGTATTCTTGGGGCTTGGTGGATTGCAGTGCATGATCCGTATGAGGTTGCTTTGATTTGTTCTGCGCCTACTTACCCTCAGATTGCGCGTGTGTTGTTTCGTGAGTTGAAGGATAATCACAAGCTTGCTGCTATTAATGGTTTTAGTTTGCCGGGTCACATTAACCAGTCTGAGGAGTGGAAGCTTGATGACCAGTATGGTACTTTGATTGGGTTTGGTCGTCGCCCTGCTGACACCGATATCGTGTCTGCCTTCCAAGGTATTCACAGACGTTTTGTTTTTGTTGTTCTTGATGAAGCCGGAGGTATCCCTGTTGATTTATACACTGCCGCTGAAGCTGTTACTACTACTGCTGATAGCCGCGTCCTTGCTATTGGTAACCCTGACCGTCGTGGGACTGAGTTTCATCGTATTTTTCGAGAGGATGATACGTGGAATAAGATTCATATTTCGGCTTTTGACACGCCGAATTTCACAGGTGAGGTCGTCCCGGAAGAGTTGAAGCCGCTTCTGATTCAACCTACTTGGGTTGAGCGCCAGAAGATTGCTTGGGGTGAGGATTCAGCTAGATACAAGTCTAAGATTTTGGGTGAGTTCCCTGAGGAAGACGATACTACTTTCTTTAGCCAGCATTCTTTAGATAAGGCGATTGACTGCGAGATTATTGAGGATATGACAATCCCTGTTGTGCTTGGCGTTGACGTTGCGCGTTTTGGTGAGGACGATTCTGTGATCTATTCTAATAGGGGTGGGCGTTTGCGCCATGTTGCTACTTGGACTAAGACTAATGCAGTTGAGTCTGCTAACAGAATTCATGAGACTGCTATTGCTCTTGGGGCTTCTGAGGTTCGCGTTGACGGCACAGGTTTGGGTGCGCCTATCGTAGATATGCTTGCAAGCATGTGTGAAGATAGGTATATTGTTATCAGCATTGTAGGTTCTGCGGCTAGCCCAGATAACACTAGGTGGCTTAACGCTAGGGCTGCAGGTTACGATAGCTTGCGCGAAAAGATGCTTAACGGCTTTATTGATATCGATATGGCTGACAAGGATTTGACTGACGAGATGATGGTCATTAAATACAAGTTTAGTGCTAAGGGTTCTATTCAGATTGAATCTAAAGATGACATGCGTTCTAGAGGTTTGAAGTCTCCTGACAGATTGGATGCTGCAATGTATGCAGGTTTGGATATGTCTCAGCTTGTTGGCGGTAAGTTTGCAGGTAATAATCCGGGTGACATTCTGTCTTTGGATTCTAATTTCCTTGACAGAGATAATGCTTTTTATAGTAAATGGGTGTGGTAAACTTGTTTTATACACTTTTTAGGAGTTTTTAATGGAATTTGAACAGCTTTCTGAGCAACTTCAAGCAGCTTTGAGTGAGAATGAAATACTTTCAGAATCTTATTCTTCTATGGCTGCAGCACTGCTTGAGCTAGAGGATAAGGGCTGGAATCCATTTGGTGCCGGTTCAGATGAAGATAAGTTTTCACTTATCCATCTTCACCACGTAGCTAAGCATATTCGAGAAATTTCTGAAGGCAATCCACTGCTTAAGCGCGGTTCTGGCCTTCGTAGCAGTTACATTTTTGGTAGAGGTGTTTCTTTTACAGAGCAACCACCTCGTATTAACAAGTTAATGATGGACCCACAGAATCAAGATGTTTTGTTTTCTGCTGAAGCTCAGGTCATTAATGAGAGAAGTCACTTTACTGACGGACAATTCTTTGTGCTAGGAAACATTACTAGCAAAAAGTTCCAGCGAATTCCTTTTGCTGAAATCACAGCTGTTGTTACAGACCCTGATGATCCAGAACAAATTCGCTACTACAGGCGTACTTGGAACAGAAATGTGCAAGATCTTTCTAGCACAACTGTTTCAAGTAAGCTTATGAACGTTTGGTATCCTACTGACACTTATGAGCCAGCTGGTGGACGCTATGCTTCTACTATTCAGAACCAGCCTGTTGACGCAAAGTACAGAATGTTCGCCTCTAGGGTTAACCGCAGAGCTGGAAACATTTGGGGTATTCCAGATGCTTTCTCTGCAGTGCCTTGGGCTTACGCTTACAACGAATACCTTAAAGATGGTTCTAAGATGCTTAAGGCTTTGAGCATGTTTGCTTGGCAGTTAAAGAGCAAGACTAAGAGCGGTGGAACAGCTGCTGCTGCCACTATTGCAACTTCTAGCCGCGTAGCTTCTACTGCAGTTATGGGTAGCGATATGGAGCTAAGTTCTATGCCTAGAGCTAACAGCGTTGACTTAAGCAATGGTAGAGCACTGGGTTCTATGGTGGCTTCTGCACTTGAAGTTTCTGTTGTTGCACTTCTTTCTGACCCGGGTTCTTCTGGAGCTTACGGAACAGCACAGACTCTGGATGTGCCAACCATTAAAGCTATGGAGGCTAGACAGGCTGTTTGGACACAGTTCTACTTCCGTATCATGAAGTTCCTTGGTGCAAAAACTGATGTGCTTGAAATCAACTGGCCTAAGATTGAAACTGAGCCTAGCCAGCGCATGATGCAAGCCTTGGCTCTTGCTAAAGAGCAGGGTGCTATTTGGGATGATGAGTTCCGTAACGCAGTGATTGAAGTTCTTGATATTGCTAAGTTGCACGACACTGTGCCTTCTGCGATGAACACAGAACCTCCTACTTCTGGCTCACCGATTCCTTCGCAAGGCAACTCTGGTGCTGTAGGTTCGATGCAGGATAACGCAAATGATCTTAGATCATCAGATAATAACCCAACTGCTTAATCAGTTATGGTATACTAATAAATAACAAATCATTATTGGAGATTTTATGTCTATAGCATTAAATGAAAGCATTGCACTTAGTGCACCTGCTTCCTCTGGTAGTAAGTGGCGTGTCAAGGTTATTGAATCCGGTTGGGGTTCTTCTGGCTACTACGCTCCAGAAATGTTGGCTGAATACGGCCCAAAGGTTTTTACAAAAGGCACTAAAGTTTTTATGAACCACCCATCTGTTTCAGAGTCTTCAGAAAGACCAGAACGTGATGTGCACCAGCTTGCTGGCAAACTAACTTCTGATGCAATCTTTACTGATAATGGACTTGTTGCAGATATTGAATTTTACTCACACTACGCCCCGATTATTCGCGAAATGGCTGGTGATGTAGGTTTGTCAATCCATGCGTTAGGTAATGCTAATGTTGGTGAGGCTGAGGGTCGTCAAGGCCCAATCATCGAATCTCTAGTGGCAGACCCACTAACGAGTGTAGATGTTGTAACAGTAGCTGGAGCTGGAGGAAAGTTTTTGAACCTTCTCGAGAGCTACAGTAGAAAAGATCCTGATGCCAATCCGGTATCGGAGTCCGTATCGGAAGGAAATGTAATGTCTATTACTAAGGAAGAATTTGATGCAGCTATTGCTGATATCAAAGCAACCTTCGTTGAGGCAATCATGCCTGTTGTCGAGTCGGTTTCAGTTCTAGCAGAAGCAGCAAAACCTGTAGAGGTTGAAGCTGAGGATGCTCTTGAAGCCCTAGACCCAGTAGAGATTGCAACGAAGTTTAACGAATCAGGTTTGCCAAAAATTGCTCTTAAGCGTATTGCTGAAGCTATGAAGGCTGATGCTGATCTATCAGTTGACGAACTTATTGCAGATGAGAAGGCATATGTTGCCGAAATCAGCGAGTCTGTCACTACCGCCCCAGAAGCTGACACCACTGGTGTTATCCAAGAGGCAACCAAGTCAAGCCTAGTAGATGAGTTCACAGCTGTTGTGAACCGCATTTCAGGCAACAAGTAGAAAGAAAAAGTAAATGGCTCTTAATGAAATTTACAACGATGCTAACTCGCTCGTCTTTCCTGTAGCAAGCACTGTTAAGTCTGGTAACTTGGTTCAGGTAGGTCAGCTTGTGGGTGTTGCAGAAAAAGACGCAGTTCAAGGCGAAGACGGTAACTGGTATGCTACCCTAAAGCTTAACGGCGTTTTTGAACTATCAACTCTAGTTGCAGTAACAGTCGGTGCTCCAATGTACGTAACCTCTGGTGGCGTAGTTACCACTGTCTCAACTTCAAACAAGGCTATTGGCCACGCAATCAAAGCTAAGACAACCACAGTTGCTGGTCCTGTTTACGTTCGCTTGCACCCATCAGTAGCGTAAGGTAAGGTATAAAAATGACTGAAAACATCACTACACGTCAAATTGAAGCAGCTAAGCTTCTCGAAGGTGCACTTCGTGGAGACCGCCGCGACAAGCTAAAGCTACAGGAAGGTATCTCTACAAGCGATCTACCTATCCAGCTAGCTCCAGTTATCAACAAGATTCTATTGCAGAACTACGAAGCTACACCTAAGGTGTGGGACCGTTTCGCAACACGTCTAGTTGTTGATGACTTCCGTAAGCAGCAGTACCTAAACCTTCGTTACGAAGATGAGGGTCTAGACAACCAAGGCGACAAGTTCCGCGAGGGATCATTGCCTACTGTTGGCGAGTACGACGAGTACCCAACTGCTGG